ATGCCTCGCGTCAGGATCGGTCCGGCCCCGCCGGGCCGCGAGATACTAGACGCCGAGATTACGCGGTTGCGCGATCTCGGCATCACCGAGCTTCGCAGGCGATGGCAGACAATTTTCCGGCGGCAGGCTCCGCCGCATCTGCCACGGCATTTGTTGTTCCGCGTTCTGGCTTACCGTCTCCAGGCGGAGCAGCTGGGCGATCTCGATGCTGACATTGTGCGTTTGCTTGATCGTTCCGGCCCTCCCGAACAGGTCGGCCAGCAGGCGGTGAAGGGTGATCCGGGTCGCGGAGGAGTCAAACCCGGCACGGTGCTGGGTCGCGAATGGAATGGGCAGATGCACCGGGTCACGGTCATGGCCGACGGGTTTGCCTGGAAAGGCAAGATCTATCCCAGCCTGTCAAGGGTCGCTTTCGTGATCACCGGCACCCGCTGGAATGGTCCTAAATTCTTCGGCATGCGCGACGAGCCAAGAAAGGGGACTGCGCCATGAAGGCAAGATCCACAAAGTTGGTGTGCTGCGCGATCTATACGCGGGTGTCGACTGACCATGGCCTTGAGCAGGACTTCAACTCGCTTGATGCCCAGTACGAAGCGTCCGAAGCCTACATCAAGAGCCAGGCCCATGCCGGCTGGTCGTTGATACGAGCCAAGTATGATGACGGCGGCTTCTCGGGTGGCAACGCCGAGCGGCCTGCTCTGCAACGCCTGCTGGCGGATGTGCAGGCCGGTAAGATCGACGTCATTGTCGTCTACAAGGTCGACCGCCTGACCCGTTCGCTGGCGGACTTTGCCAAGCTGGTCGAACTGTTCGACCAGCACCAGGTGACCTTCGTATCCGTCACCCAGCAATTCAATACCACCACTTCGATGGGCCGGCTGACGTTGAATGTGCTGCTATCATTCGCCCAATTCGAGCGCGAGGTAACCTCCGAGCGCATCCGCGACAAGATTGCCGCCTCCAAGCGCAAAGGGCTGTGGGTCGGCGGCATGGCGCCGCTCGGCTACGACACCAAAGATCGAAAGATCACAGTCAACAAGGCCGAGGCGCAGGTGGTCCGAACCATCTTCGAGCGCTATCTGCAGGTTGGCAGCCTCACGCGACTGCTGGCGGATCTGCGCAAACTTGGCATTGTCACCAAGGTGCGAACGCTCAAGACCGGCAAGACGGTTGGTGGCATCCCGTTTACCCGCGGACCGCTCGCACATCTCCTTCGCAACCGTTTTTATGTTGGCGAAGTGCTGTTCAAGGGGGAGGTCCTGCCGGGCGAGCAGCCTGCCATCGTCGATCGGGCCCGGTTCGATGCTGTCCAGGCCAGGCTGACTGAACAAGTCACCGGACAAAGTGCCAAGCGAATGAGGTCCGAAGCACTGCTGATGGGCCGCATCTTTGACGACCGTGGCAACCGCATGAGCCCAAGCCATGCCCGAAAGGGCGGCGTCAGGTATCGGTACTATCTATCATCGGTCCTGCTCCAGGGCCGGGCCGAGAATGCCGGGTCGATCCGCAGGGTTCCGGCATCGGAGATCGAAGCTCTGGTGGTAACGGCCGTCAGGGATCACATCAAGCCAACTGCGCAGATCGATGACCGCACACTCATAGACGCTCACGTCATGCGCGTCGCGGTTCATCCGGATCACGTGATCATCTATCTTGAGCAGCACGCAAGTTCCGCGAGTCGGGAGCCAGCGGACAAGACCACCTTGACTGTCCCATACCTCAAGGCTGCTACAACGCGGCGTCGGGAAGTTCTTCTGCCCGCTGGGGTCGAGCGGCAGCAAGCACGTCCGATCCGCTCGGAGTCCCGGGCGCTTCTGGTCGCATCCATCGCGCGCGGCCGCCACTGGCTGGCTGAACTGATGACCGACGCCAATGCCAGTGCCGAAAGCATCGCCAAACGAGAGCGGTGTAGCGTCCGCAAGGTCAATATGACGGTATCGCTCGCCTTTCTTGCTCCCAGGCTGGTCCATGCGGCCGTCACCGGACGGCTTCCCCGTGGGGCTGGCGTGGCCCGCCTTGTCGATTTGCCGGCGGAATGGTCCAGACAGCATCAGATGCTTGGACTTCCCGAAAACAGTGCGTAGTCGAACGGGTCTCTGCCGCGCCTCGTCTCTGTTTCCGGGAAACGGGAAATTGAGGCCAGAGAACACCGCCCACAAAACGCCGTCCCACCGTCGCGAGGCAGTCTCTGGAAAACAGGCGGCACACAGATCGCGCCAATCAGCGCCCTTTTGCGTACTTCCAGGAAATCTCTGGTAGCGGGTGGCGTAGCGGGAGTGGTTGGAATTCGGTTGGCGTAGTCTCCGTGTTTAACCTCGAATCATCCGGCGTTGGAGCGCCGGAACGGAGACTACGCCATGACGAACGTTACCATGAAGCTTGATTCTTTCGAGCCTGCAACCGACACCGCTTTTCGACAACTGGTTTGATCCGATCGAGAGCGGTGTGCGCGGACGAGTTCGTGATTTCATCGAAGAACTGATCCGATGCGAGCTTGATGAGGCGCTGTCTCGCCCGCGGTACGGGCGTGCCAAGAATGCTGACAGTGGAGTAGCCAACATTGTCGGCCACCGGCACGGCAGCCGTACACGCTCGCTGACCGGCAGCTTCGGCAAGACCGCGATCACGGTCCCGCGCGCTCGGCCGTTCGGAGTCTCGGGCGCTTCTGGTCGCCTCCATCGCGCGGGGCCGCCGCTGGCTAGCTGAACTCCTGGCCGATGCCAATGCACGTGCCGATAGCATAGCCAGGCGCGAGCGGTGCAGCGTCCGCAAGGTCAACATGACGATATCACTTGCCTTTCTTGCGCCCAATCTGGTCCAGGCGGCCGTTACCGGACAACTCCCTCGTGGCATGGGCGTGGTCCGTCTTGTCGACATGCCAGCCGAATGGTCCAGACAGCATCAGATGCTTGGACTTCCCGAAAACAGCGCATAGTCGAACCGGTCTCTGCCGCACGCCGTCTCCGTTTCCGGGAAACGGGAATTTGAGGCCAGAGAACACAGCCCCAAAACAGCCCGCCCTCCGTTGCGAAACCGTCTCCGAAAAAAAGCAGCGCGCAGATCCCCGCCAACGCGAGGCCTCTTGCGTGCTTCCAGGAAATCTCTGCGTTCGAGAGGGTGCGTGGTGGGCCCGGCAGGACTCGAACCTGCAACCAGACCGTTATGAGTGCCGGCGGCTTTCCGGAAAGGCCCAAAAATTTGGGTTTTTCCGGTGCGTTCGCGGCGTCTTGTTCGCGTCCGGTTCACGCGATCTATTGGTCAAGCTTTGGTCAAGCCGAGACTCTCGGTTTCGAATAAGCTTTGCTACCGAGAAACAACGGGTCCGGTTGGGGGTAGTGATGGGCCTTTTCGATTTGTGGCGGGAGGCGAGGGGCGCCGTCATGCGGAAAGAGCTTGACGATCTACTGGCCCGTGTCAGAGGTGCAAACGAGTGGGCACTTTCGGCTTTCTACAACAATATTGAGCAAACAATAGAACCGCTTAGAGAAGTGTACCGCCCCGCAACCGCGGGTGACCGAAAAGTTTTGCTGCGAGAATGCAAAAAAGCAGCGGTGGAAATGTGGGATGGTGGCGATTGGCCTTCCGCAACAGGCTTGGGAATAAGCGCATTGAACGTTGAGGCCGAATTCGTGCCCGGCAGCGATGCGGCTTATGTCAAAGCCGAGACCGACAGAATAATTCAGCAGGCGGCTGCGTACTTCGAAACCAAATATGCGAGTACGTCGCGGGGCGCTAGCGACCATTAACGCTGTGTACACGCGAATCGCCTAATCTGACCACGATGGACGAATCAGCCCCGGCGCCGAAAGGCGGCCGGGGTTTTCGTTTTGGAGTACCGATGTCTGACGAAAACCACCCCGGTTGCCCGCCGCCATTTCGCGAGGGCGACGACGAAACAGAGCATGCCCGGCGCATTGCCGACTGGATCAACAGAGATGGGGATTCGTTGCCGAAGCCTCCGAGCGATGTTGACCGGGAAATGTCGAATTGGGTTCTCAGCGATGGGGACTCCTTACCGGAATCGCCAGAGTTGATCGTCGCGCCGGCCGCGGGCGAGGATGGTGCCGAGCGCGATGCAGGCCCGCGTGCGTGGGGTTTCAGCGTTGAGACGTTGAATCGCGAATACGCGCTTGTCGTCATGGGCTCCAAAGCCGTTGTCTTGAAGGAGCAAACCAACGGGCCATTCGGCGATCGCCGCCGCTTTATTTCTTTGGAGGCCTTTCGCGCGTTGCTAGCCAATCGCTTCACGGAAATTCGCACCGCGGACAGCAAGGTTAAGGCGATTACTTGGGCGCAAGCTTGGATGCAGCACCCAGATCGTCGCCAGTATCAAGGCGTTGAGTTTTTTCCGAATCCTGACGGTGAACTTGGCACGCCGGGCTATTTCAATTTGTGGTGTGGCTTCGCCGTCGCCCCGTCAGAACACGGCACTTGGCATATCTTCCGCGACCATCTGATCAACAATGTTTGCGATGGTGATGCCGCGCTCTTCGATTGGGTGTTCGGGCTCATTGCGCACATCGTCCAGCGCCCGCGCGAGCGGATTGGCACGGCGCTAGTGCTGCGCGGTGGCATGGGCGTCGGGAAATCGAAGGTTGGTGAGGTGATCGGTGCGCTTTTCCCGGCCCATTACTTTCCGGTCGATGACCCGCGCTACATCACAGGCCACTTCAATGCGTTTCAATCCGCCGCGCTTTTGGTCCAATGCGAGGAAGCGTTTTGGGCCGGCGACAAGGGTGCCGAAGGTCGCATCAAGGGCCTTATTACATCGTCGCGAAACATGATCGAGCAAAAGGGCATCGATCCGATCCCGGTTCAAAACTTTGTGCGGGTTATGATGACCTCGAATGAGGATTGGGTTGTGCCGGCTGGCATGGGCGAGCGACGCTTTTGCGTTTTGGATGTGAACCCGCGCTGCGCACAGAACCACGATTATTTCCGGGAAATGGACGAGGAATTGGCCGCCGGCGGACTGGAGCGGTTGCTGTTCGACTTGCTCCATTTCGATATGAGCAAGGTGAATTTGAGACAAATTCCTCGCACCCGCGCCTTGCTGGAACAGAAAATGCGGAGCCTCGATCCGCTGCATGCATGGTGGTCAAATTGTCTGATGGTTGGCGCGCAGACACGTAACGCCGATTCGTGGCTGCAGGAGGTGCCGGTTGCATCGCTGTATGATGACTATGTGCGATCCTGCGAGGTGATGGGCGCCGGCCGCAAGCGTGACGTTGGCACATTTGGAACGCAGATGGCCAAGCTCGCGCCCGGCCTTGCCCGCCGGCAGGTGCGGCGCCGTTACAACGATAGTGAGCAAGCTCGGCGGGTGTGGGTCTATTCATTTCCGAGCCTGATCGCGTGCCGTAACGCTTTCGATACGCTTATCGGACAAGATTGCGAATGGCCGGCCACCGCGGCGAGCGAGAGTGAGGCCGGCGGGGAAGAAGTCGACTCGGATGATTTTGCTCCGGGTTGAACTGTCACCGGCGTCACCGGCTCGGCATAAGAGCCGGTGACGGCTTTAAGCCAATAAAATTGGGCATTGTCACTAGCGTCACTACCGTCACCGGTCGCGCGCGCGTGTAAGGAAATATGATTAGCGCAACGCTTTCCGCGTCCGCTGATTTCTCTTTTTCCTAAAGACACTAGAGACACTAGTGTCACCGCCCATTCTGCAAAGATTTCTTGCGTCACTGGCTTTGCGAGGCAGGTAGTGACGCCAGTGACAGTCTCTCAACATAAAGGAAAACCCATGAGTGCGTTGTTTACCGACGATCAATTGAGCTTTGCGCAGCGTATGGATGCTCGGCAATGGGGCGTGCTGCGCGCGCTGTGCGGTTTTTCGTATCCGGTCAGCGCCAGCGAGCGCGCTGATCCGCTGCTCTATGGGCTGATCCGGCGCAAGCTGGCATCTGTAACCTATAGCCCGATGCGCTGTCCGATCTGGGCAGCTACCGAAGCTGGCAAGGCCGTTTACTGCCATCTGCGACCCGACGAATACCGCAAGGTGTTCGGTGAGCTTGATGCCGTTTAATCGCAACCGACCAAGAGGGGGACCGCTATGAAATCATTTCGTGAAATCCGCGAGGCTGTGCGGCGCTGGCGTGCCGACAAAGTGCTGCTACGGGCGGTCAATGTTCACAAGCGCGAGTATCCGCATGACTGGCCGTTCGTGCGCGACAAGGTGAAGGTCAGCGCGTGGGGCAATGCGCACATGGCCGCGATCGTCATCATCTGCGATGGCAAGCCCTACGCATTGAACGGCACGGCGATGTCGTGGGCTCGGCGCTATGGGCTCGGCAACCTCGACGACATCCTGATCGACCCGCGCGCACCGTTCGGCTTCTGGATGGATGAAGCCTTCCGAGTGCTTGGCTTCAAACGATAATTCACGGGTCCTTCCCCGACCCCGGCCTAGTGCGCCCGCGCCGCGGCCCGAAAAAGTGGTAGCGGCGCTTTCGTAAAACTGAGTTGACTTGGTTGACAGGTTGTCAGCCGGTCAACGCTCAAAGGTTTAAATCTCACATGACCAAAGTTATGGAAGCTCGCGCCGTTGTCTCGGCGACGGACGCGACGGGTGGCGTTTTCGATCAGATTGCCAACAAAATCCGCCGCATCAACGCCGCCGCCAAAGCCGTGAGCGGTGCCGCTGCGCCGATTGCTGCCATGTCGCAAAAGGTCGAGGCGTCAGGCCGCAAGATGGTCGCGTTCGGCACCCGCGCATCGATCGCAGCCGCGCTGCCGGCAGCCTTCGCCGCCAAGCGCGGCTATGACACCGTTCTGCAATACGAAAAAAAGTTGAATGAAGCGCAGGCAATGGGCGAGCTGACGGCCGAACAGGCCAAGATCGTCGATCGCGATGCCCGCAAACTCGGCGCGACCACGCAATTCAGTGCAACCCAAGCGCTAGAAATGATTTCCACCTACATCAAGGCGGGTCGCACGTTCGAACAGGCGCGCGGCATGGCTGGCCCGACCCTCGATTTCGCGCTCTTGGGCGACGGCATCAATCCGAAAAAGGCCGCCGACACCATCACTGCGATTGCCAGCGCGTATCGCTTGGCGATGGATGATGTTGTCAGCGCACAAAAGCAGGCCCGCTATGTCGGCGATCTGGTCGCGAAAACGGCGGCGTCCTCCAAGGCCGATGTGATGGACGTGGCGCAGGGCTTCAAATATGCCGCGCCGATGGCGAAGATCGCCGGCGTCCAGATGGAGGAACTGGCCGGCGCGATCGCTACCATGACGAACAACGGCCAACGGGGCGACGAAGCCGGCGTTGCACTCCGCTCCATGCTTGTCCGCATGGTTGCGCCGACTAGCAAGGCGCGTGCGGCGATGGCGGAATTGAATCTCCAGTTTGACCAATTCTCGCAGCAACGGCCGATCGACTCCGGAGGGTTGATCAGGTCTCTGGAGCAATCCGGCATTTCGGCGCGCAACCACAAGGCAGCAATCGACCAAATCATCGGCAGCGCGGCCTATAAAGGTGCGCGCGGCGACATGATCCCCGCGCTAACGGATGCGATTATCAAAGGATCGGACATCGATTCCCCGGAAAACCGGGAAAAGATCGCCGATGCCGTGGGTGCCTACCTGCTCGCCAACACCGAGCGGCTCAACATGCCTGGACTCGTCAAGGCGCTGATGGAAAAGCAGGCTTCCGCCGGCCAGCTCGCGCGCATCTTTGATCAGCGCCAAGGCTCGCGTATCGCCACTCTGCTGACGCCGGATTTCTTCAAGAACACGGACACGATGCGGCGCGAGGCCTCGGGCTTCACCGAAAAAGGCGCCCGGATCATGGAGCAAGGCGTGTATGGTGCGCATCAGCGGCTCTTGTCCTCGACGGAAAACTTGGTGCTGACGCTCGCCAAAACCGGCGTGATCGACAACGTGAGCAAAACCATCGACGCTCTTGCATCCGGCCTCAATCGGATTTCCGAGACTTCGCCCAAAGTGCTGGAATTGGCCACTTACGCAGGTATGGCCACCGCCGCGCTCGGCCCGCTGGCGATCATCGTCGGCAAGCTCGCAACCGCAGCCGGCGCGATCGGAGGCCTGTTCGGCGCGGGCTCGGCTGCGGCGGGCGGTGTGGCTGGCGCCGCGGGTGGCGCTGCCACGTCCTCGGTTACGGCGCGCTCCATGACCGTGCCGTGGCTCGCCGCGGCGATCCAGCAGGCAACGCAGGCGGATTTGCTGACGAAAGCTCCGACTGGGCAATCGTGGCGGGAAATCATGCTGGAACGCGGCCACCGGAATGCTGATGGGTCGTTCAAGCCGCTGACGATCGACGCGGTACAGCAGGCGATCGGCAACGCAAACGTCACGGCCAAGCTGGAAGGCGCCGCCGATGTGAACGTAAAGGTTACGGTTGAGCCTTCGCCCGACTTCCTGACCCGCATCAAAAATCAGATTTCCAACGCGATTGGAAACCTGCGCATCAACGGCGGCATTCCCGAGAAAGGCACCGCCGGATCGACCGGCAAGAGCATGCCAGAAGCCGCGCCGGCGCCCTAATATCTCGCATCTCGGCTCGCGTGGGTGGTTCCACATTATCCCCGCAATCCCCATCCGGCCACGAAACCTCCGATCGATTAGTTATTCGTGGCAACCACTTTGACGCGTAGAAGCATGTCGAATTCCACGAACGAGGAAGCCTCATGCGGGCAGCGCGACTTTATAATCGTAGGTGGCGGTCTTTCTCCGCTATCAGACGGCAGATGTTTTACAACCAGTTGGTCAAAACCTCTAACGCGAACATTTTCAGTGAGAAGTTTATCGAGGTCGTTCAAAGGCGACGGGATACGATAGATTCTAGGAATTTCAAGTTATTGGGTTTTCAAATACCGATCTTCGCTCTCTTGATGATGGCGCTTATTCCAATTCAGGCAAAGGTTTCAGTCGCCGGAATTACCCCAGAGGCAAGCCGCAATCTTCGGGAAGTGCTTGTCGTCGTTTCCGCTCTGCTTGGGCTTGCTGTTACGTTTTCAAATATTCACGAAAATATTCTGAAGGATATGGTGAAGGCGTACATTCAAAAAATTAGCAAGCGGAATTCCGCTGTCTCTGAGTTTCTTGAAGTTGGATATGACGTGAGTTCGGTCGTTTTTCCGGACCGGTACCTCGGTGATCATGTGCAGCTAGGTTGGGGGGTGACGGTTTTCTTCGGTGCGTGGATATCTGGTCTTTGCATTTTGCTAGCCGCTGTTTTGCTGGGTGCCTTTTGCATACACGTTGCAATTCTTCGAGATATTTATGTCGACCCGAGCTTTTCGGCGGCCGTATCGGCTTCTGTCATTGGCTTTGTCTTGTTGTGCGACTTCGTTGGGCTGTCAGGCTCTATTTTTGCGTCGGGTCTCGTAGCTGTCCGCAGCTACGAAAATATGATGAAGTTGAGCAAGTGGTACGAAAAAAAGCCCGATGAAGCCAACAAGGTCTATCGAGAGATAGCGCGGACATATTCGCGGCGGCCCTTTATCGGAAGAATCCTGAGTAGGCCCAGTATGCCAAACAGGCTGCCCGATTGAGCTAGCGCTTTGTGTTAGTCTCCGCGGAAAAACAGTCGCATTAAAATCGAAAAACCCGTCAAACTAACTGATCGTGCTATTTGCGAAACGTCCCGATCATCGCATGGTTGCAGCACTAGCAACAGGAGAGGATTCGGGAATGGCGAAACACAAGACTCACTCAGACTCGCATCTGCTCGCGCTCGGATGTGACTTTCAGCGTGCGTGGGATCATGCAGCCCGGTTTGACGAAGCACCAGCTAAGGCCAGCTTGCCGATCGCGCACGCCGCAAACGAACGGGTGATGCGAATCGTGGCGACGATAATGGCTGCCCCCGCGGCAACGAGCTTTGGCTTCGCGGTGAAGGCGCGTGTTGCCGCGTTATTGGATGGCTGTACGACCAACTAGAATCGATCGGCATTCTGCCGCAGAATCTTTACTGCGAATCACTGGACGCCGCCGTCGAGGCGGCGTCCCGTTTAAACGGGACACTCCATGCGCGACATGATGGAAAATCAGAGAGTTATAATTCTCGATCTTTCCGATCGCGCGATAGTCGCTGGAATAGCGCTCATACGCGCCCGCCCATAAGCCGATCCGCCTTTCGCGGACTTACCAAACATTAGCCATCGTTGACCGACGCTCGTTGCGTCGAGACTACCGATTCGAAAGGTTGAAACTGATGCCGAAGGCTATCAGCCGACGCCGGCATGTGGTGCGCGAACGCACTATTTACCGAGCCAAGCCGCCAATTTTGGAATTGCGAGACGCCGGCGAACTGGCGCCCGGCGAGCCGCAATTGAACGAGGAACTGTATGTGACTGCAGTAAGATTCGCGCGCAGTTACGAACGCTATCAGAATCCGGCAGGTGCGATTAGATCGAATTTTCAGATTGCGGAGCGGCATCTTGAACTTGGATGCCGCGTGCAATCTGGCGACAGCGCATTTGGTGATCGGGTCGGTGAAACATTCTCTGACGCCTCCAAGGCTTTTCGAGATGCCGCAGCAGAGCTGGGGTTTCCGAAAGGCCGGCGCTATCTGGTTATGATTCAAGTTGTTTGCCAAGAGATGTCTTGGGTCCAATTTGGCGAGCAATATGTGAAAGGCCGAGGCCAAGCCTCGCTATTTGCGAAAGGCGAACTACGCACAGCGCTGGCAGCGCTTCGGGGCCACTACCGCGCGAAAGACAGCGCTTTGCGCGAAAAGAAAAAAGGAGTGGATGTCTATACATAGAATCCAGCACAACCCTAACATCACGCAATTCGATCGCCCGGCCATCCCGCCGGGCGTTTTCATTTTGAAAGGGGGACAATCATGTCCAATTACGAAAGCGGCATCGATCAGGCCGTGTTTTGCAAGCTGACCGGCGTTGCGCCGGAAGAAATCGCGGGGTTCTGCCGCGATGACTATCCGCTGTTGCCCGGCTGCTATTTGGCGAACGAGATCGCGCTCGGCAAACGGTTGCATTATTCGGACGCCTTGGCGATCGAGCTGGCCCGGCAGGTATCTGCCGATTGGTCGATCTCGATGGAGGAAGCGCTTCGAATTGCGTCCTATGCCGGCGCTGTCGAGGGCTTCATGGCCTCGGCGCCGCGCAACATTCATCGTAAGTTTCTGTCCGATTTCTGGTTTGCGGTGATCGCGTTCGATGCCAGCTCGGATGGCGAGTTCTCGGATGATCGTCGCTTTAAGGGGCACTATGCCGGCACTTGGCATGAGGCGACGGGGCAAATTGCTGCTCGCTTTCAGGAAGAAGAGTCGGAGGAAGGAACGACGCCGTTCCGCGTGCTGCTGATTAACGTGAGTGCTGCGGATCGCCGGCTGATCGCTCGCGCCAAGAAGCTCGATATCGGGATCGATTGATCCGGCCGTTCGGCCATCGCCGCCGAGCATTATCTGTAGCAAACAGGAATCGACGATGACGATCCTAAGCGGATCGACGCTGACGCTTTATGGAAGCGTTGGCTCGATCGACTTCTATTCCGAGTCGGATTTTTTCACCGACAAGGACGTGCGTGACGCTCTAGCCGCGCACGGCCCCGGCGACATTGCCGTCAACCTCAATTCCGGTGGCGGTATCGCTGCGCAGGGGCTGGCGATTTACAACACGCTCAAAAATCATAAAGGGCGGATCACCGTAAACATCGACGCTATCGCGGCGTCAGCAGCGTCGCTGATCGCGATGGCTGGTGACCGGATTACGTTCCGCGAAGGCGCCTTGCTAATGATCCATGAGCCGTCAGCGCCGTGCTTCGGCACGGCGGCGCAGCATCGTGAGTCAGCATCCCGGCTCGAAACCTTCGCGAAGCAATATCGCGGTATCTATGCCGCGAGAACCGGGCGTAGCGATCAGGAGATCGCATCGCTGATGAAGGCCGAGTCCTGGCTTGATTCCGAAAGGGCAATCGAGCTTGGCTTTGCCACCGACACCTCCGAACAACCCGCGCAGGCCTATGCGTCGTTTGCCTACGACGCTTATGCGCACGCGCCCGATTTCCTCATGAAAGGATCGAGAAAGATGAAGCTTAACACCGAAATGGAAACCCAGCCGAATGACAAGCCTTGGGCTGGCCGCTTCCTGAAATCCGCCGAAGCCAGCGGCATCGCGTTGGCTGAGCTGAACAACATTGTTGCCGCAGCCGACAATTTCGAAGGCGCGCGTGACGCGCTTATCACGGCCATGGCGAATGCGCATAATGCGAACCTGCCGGGTCCGCGCGGCAATACCGCCATCTTTTCGCGGGACAACGGCCAGACTTACAGCAATCCTACCTTTCTCGCCTCGGCCATCGAGTCTGCCCTTTACGCAAAAATGTCTGGTACGGCGCCGGAAGAAAAAGCACGCGACCTCATGGGCAAGTCGCTAGTCGAACTTGGCGTGATGAACTTGGAAGCGAGCGGCCAGCGCATTTCTTGGGCCAGCCGCCACCGGGTTGCCGAGCGCGTCATGATGGCGGATGCCGGTATTTCCGCTGGACATGCTACGTCCGATTTCCCGAATCTGTTGGGGTCGGCAGGCAAACGTGTGCTGATTGATGCTTACAAACGAGCAGAGTCGCCCTTGAAGGCGATGGGTCGAAAGCGGTTCGCTGACGACTTCCGCGCGATCTCGCTGCTGAAACTGAGCGAAATGCCGCAGCTCGAAAAGGTCTTGGAGGGCGGCGAGATTCGGCACGGCAGCCGCGCTGAATCCAAGGAGGCATTCAAGGTCGAAACTTATGGCAAGATTTTCACCCTGACGCTGCAGGCGATCGTCAATGACGATCTTGGCGCGTTCGCACATTTTGCCACCGATTGGGGCCGCGCCGCGGCAGAATCTGAAGCCAACCTGATCGTCTCGCTGTTTACCGTGAACAGCGGCAATGGCGTCAATCTGGATGACGGCAATCCTATCTATACAACCGGCCGTGGGAACAAGGCCGCCGCCGGCACGGTGATCGATGTCACCAATCTCGGTCTAGCGCGCCAATCAATGCGCAAGATGAAGGGCCTCGACGGCAAGACGCCGATCAATGCCGCGCCGAAGCACCTCGTCGTTGGTCCCGACAAGGAAACAGAAGGTGAGCAGGTTTTGGCGGCAATTGCGGCAGCGCAAGTGTCGGACACAAACCCGTTCTCTGGTAAACTGACGTTGCATGTCGAGCCGCGTTTCAGTGGCAATTCATGGCGCCTGTTTGCCGACCCAGCGGACGTGCCGACTTTCGTTTACGCTTATCTCGCCGGACATGAGGGTCCGGACGTTGCGGTCAAGCAAGGCTGGAACGTGCTTGGCACGGAATTCCGCTGCGTCAATTTCTTCGGCTGCGGCGCGACCGAATGGCGCGGCACCTATCTCAATCCGGGCAATTGACGCCCGCAAATCCATCTGCGTCAGGGCGAGAATTGAGCGTGCCCGCGGTCGCCACGCGATAACGATAGCGTTCCCTCCGCCCTGCCGCGAGACCTGCGTTTCCAGCTTTGCGCGGGTCGAATGGGGAGGGGCGGAACGCAAGCGACTGCAACAATTTCCGACGCAGCAGTAACCTTGAGGGCGTCGCGGCCCGTCCAATAGCGAAAGTCTTCCTCCCCCGACTACTGCGTCGCATGGGTGCATGGGGTCAAGGAAGGCAAGGCCGCACCAATTTCTCTGGCAAAAATCATGTTGAAAATCCCCGATAAGGTTGGGCCGGACGAGCCGCTGCGCCTGAAAGTGGCCGCAGCAATTGCCTTTCCGGACTACTCCATGACCGCGAGCGGTTTACGACGCGAAGCGGCCCGAGGTAGGCTTGTAATCGAGCGGGTGGCCGGCAAGGACTACACGACGCTTGCGAATATTGCGGAGATGAGACGGCGATGCCAACAAAGGCCAAAGGCACAAGATTGTGGCTTCGTCCCGCTCGCCGGACCAAGGAAGGAAAGCTTCGCGCTGCCGCCGTCTGGATCATCATCGATGGAAGCAAGCATGTCGCCACGGGATGCCTTGCGAGCGAAATTGAGCGCGCACAGCAAAGGCTCGCCGAATACATTGCCAGCAAATACAAGCCGGCGCGCAAAGAGCGCTCGCTAGACCAGATTCCTCTGGCCGATGTGCTGTCGATATATCTCGATTTCAAAGACCCAGATGACAAGCAACCGAGGTTTCGCAAGCGCATTGGTCGGCTGAATGATTTTTTCGGCAACGATATGCTTGATATGATCAACGGCGATCGATGTCGGGAATATGAAAAGAAGCGAGGCAAGCGCGGCGGTGCCCGCCGCGATCTGGAAGATTTCCGCGCGGCCATCAATCATCACCATAGCGAAGGGTATCACCGCGAAGTGGTGAAGGTGGTTTTGCCTGAAAAGGGTAGGGCGCGTGAACGATGGTTGACGCGCTCGGAAGCTGCCAAGCTGCTTTGGGCCGCGTGGCGCAAGCGCGAGCTGCAGGTGCGCCATCGTGGCGCCGATAAAGGGCGCATGCTGGAGACCGATAAGCGCCCGCTGCAGCATATCGCGCGCTTTGTCCTGATGGGACTTTACACCGGCACGCGCGCCGGCGCGATCGCCAGCGCTTCGCCCGTGCGAGGGGAAGGACGATCATTCGTCGATCTCGATCGCGGTATTTTCTATCGCCGAGCCGAAGGCATGCGCGAGACGAACAAGCGGCAACCGCCGGTGCCGATCCCGCCGCGCCTGCTGGCGCATATGCGCCGCTGGCATCGGAAGCGTATCGCGGTCAATCATTTCGTTGAGTGGAATGGAAAGGCGGTTAAATCGGTCAAGACTGGCTTTGCGACCGCTGTCCAACTCGCTGGCATCAACCACGCCTCGCCGCATACGCTGCGGCACACCGCGGCGACATGGTGCATGCAGGGCGGCGCCCCGATTTGGGAGGCCTCTGGCTTCCTCGGGATGAGCGAAAAGACGCTGCGCGATACCTACGGCCATCATCACCCCCATTTCATGCAGGGAGCGATCGCCGCGATCAACGCCAAGCCAAATCAGAAACCAATGCAGAACGATCCATTGGTCGTTTCATTGGTCAATCGCTTAGAGGGCGACGAAAAAACGAAAAAAGCTCAGTAAAACTTGGTGGGCCCGGCAGGACTCGAACCTGCAACCAGACCGTTATGAGCGCATTGCTCTTTCACGAACGTCAGCATTTATCGGCGTCCTTGTTTGCGTTCGACCGCGTCTTTCGCGTTCTGTTCATGGGGTATCTGTGGCCGAGCGGTGGCCGGACGGGACGTGATCGCATCGGCCGCCTGACGCATATAGTCGGGGTGGTGGTGACCATAAACCCGCTCCAGCGTCGTAACCGACATGCCGAGGAAGCCCGACGCCGGCCACAACGACACGCCGCGCTGCATCAGCCATGTCGCCGCGGTATGCCGGAAGGTATGCGGCGTCACCGGGGGCGATAGCTTTGCGAGTTTCACGGCGCTCTTCATCGCGGTCTTGATCGAGACGACCGGCTGGCCGTGATGCTCGACCACATAGCCTTCGGTCCTGTCCTTGCGGGCGTCGATGCGTTTCCAGCGCCGCATGTGGGCAAGGAGTCGCGCCGGCAGCGGCACCGGCGGCTGGCGCTTCCTGGTCTCGCGCGCGCCCTGTCGGCGGCGATAGAACAGCCCGGAATCCAGATCCACGTAGGATCGCCCCGACGAGGCGTGCCAGCTCGCCGCCGCGATCGCGCCGGCCCGCGTGCCGGTGTAGAGCGCGATCAGCATGAACCTTGCGACATGGCGCATGGTCCACTTCCGGGTGGCTTGGCCGCGCTGTTTTTCCCGCTTGCGATAGACCGTCCAGAGCAGCTTCGCGGCTTCCTCCCGCGTCAGCCAGCGGTCGCGCGGCAGGCCTTTCTCGGGCAGCGCCACGGGAATCTCGCCGCGGTGATAGCCCTGTCGGGCGTGGTGGCGGATTGCGGCGCGCAGGTCCTCCAGATCGCGCCGGGCGCCGCCTGAGCGGGTCTTGCCTTTCTTCGTGACCGTGGTGGCGTATTCGGTGCTTCGCCGCGGGACATCGATCAGCCGGTCGGCCTCGAAGAAATCGATCAGCCTTGTACACCGCTCGATCAGCTTTTCCGGCCGCGCCTGCCGGTCCGCACAATCCCTGAGATAGATCGCGATCACGTCGACGACCGGGACGACAGCGGGATCACGGTCGCGCCGCGGCGCCTGGTACTTGCGGGCGATGTGGTCGGATAGCGCTCTTTCAGCTCCTTCACGATCATCCGCGCTGCAGCGAGTGGCAAATTGCCGTCCTCCGTCCCGGATGATCCAGGTCGCGGCGTGATGTCCTTCATCGTCGTCCCGTGCGGGCCTGAGCCACAGACGGGCGCCTTTGGCGGGACGCGGCATAGAGCCCTCATTTCTTCGATGGCACGCAGAGTCGTGTAGTCTTTCCCGGCGACACGGTCGATGGCAAGCCGCCCACGGGCCGCTTCCCGGCGCAATCCACTAACCGTCATCGATCCGTCGGGGAAAGCGAGCGCCGCCGCGACCTTCAGCCGGATCGGGTCGTCAGGGCCCGGCTTTACCGGGACATGCGCGTTCACCTTCCCCTCCATGGCTGGCCGGTGCGGCGGTCGAGCGGATCGGCGAAGGGCCTCAAGGGCTTCTTAATCCCGCTCGCGCGAGTGCCGGGCAGGGGCCTAAACACCTTCGGTCTGTGACCGATATAGGCATTGGACATCCGGTCGGCCTTGCGGATGCGGGGGATGTCCTGGCCGTAGGTTTTGGTGCTGTCACAAGCGGTGCACCAAAGCTGGCAGTTATCGAGGGTGCTTTCTCCGCCGAGCGCGATCGGCGTCTTGTGATCGAAGCGGAATTTCCCGGGGCGAAGCGGTGCAGTGCAATTCTCGCAGCGTGCGATGCCATCAGGCCCGGTGCATTCCCGCCACTTCTCTCGCTTGATGGCTCCGGTGAATTCGTGGGGGCGGGTCATCGTTTCGTCTCCGCCCGCGAAAGTTTTGTTGAGCGACAATAGGGACAGAAATTCGGGACGACTCCTGCGCTGACTAGGAATGGCGCGTCGCAGGCATCGCAAATCCATGGGACCTTCGGGCGGTACATCAATGTGCCCTCGCCAATCGCATGAAGGCTTCGCGCTCACGCTCCGCCGGATCGTCATCGAACAGGTCAGATGCCTCTTCAGCATCGCTGAAATGATCCTCGCAGACCGGATCGCCATTGGCGGTGAAACCTACCGCTTCGTCTCTGCAACAACCGTGCGAGCAGAGGAGGGGTTTGGTCATAGCCGGCCTCCGTCGCTATAGAGTGATGCCAACATTGCGCCTTCCGCCTCGACGTGTTTCCGGTCCTGGTCGGTCCCGAGCAAGCCCTCCCAATGCAGATCGGGTGCGGTTATCAGGGCGTGGCCGATGCAGGTCATGGTCTTCGCTGCATCGATGTCCTTGTTCCAGATTTCTTTCGGACCAAGGATGCCGCGCGGCTCGCGGTCTGCAATCATCGACGCTTCGATGGTTTTCAAGATTGAGCAATCGCGACAACGAACGCCAAGCGCGCAGCGCAGGCCAGTGTCCATCTTTCGGTCCGCCTCCCAAAGCCACATGAGGCGGAACATTTCATAGGTCGCGCTTTTGACGTTGTAGAGCCATCGCGGCCATTCTTCGCCGGCCTTGCGCACGTCGTCAGAAACCTTGTTGATGCCGCCGTGCCATGCCCCGCCGGCGCGCTCCATGAAGGCGCGTATCTGGCCGAAGGGGCCGACTTCGGCATTGCAGCGCGCCTCCGACAAGACGCGTGTATATCCGACTGAAGGCGAGCCCTTGAACTCGGCTACATGGCGCTTCCAGATTTCGGCCGGACTTTCAGGATCGGCCGGCGCATTCAATAACGCGGCGGCCTCGACAAGGTCTTTCACTTCCTTGCCGTCCACCATGTAAAACTGGCGGCCGGCGCGATCCTTGTAGTCCTCACGCTGCCACGCATAGGTGAATCGCGGTTCCGAAATGCATTCGAAATCTTGCTGCGCCCAGCCGGCGGAGCCGTCAGAGAAACGCACCGGCCCGCGGAATTTCAGATCACGGAGTATGTCTGGCGTGTAACTCATCCGCCTTCTCCGATCCTTGCGATCGCGGCCAGCGCCCGCGCCATCGCCGGGCTCTGGGCGCCGGGCCGCGGCGCGCCGCCGGCGGCTTCCGCAAGATGCCGCTGGATGCGTTCGTTGACCGCCCGCGCAGATGACAGTTTGCCGCTATAGAGCCGGAACGACACCCCGCAAGTGCAATGGGTGATCTCGTATTTGTAGGAGATGGATTCCGTCCAGGTGGCGTGAAGCCCGATCTCTTTCGCGATGCGCTGCCCGACCAGGACGGCATAGCCTCTGCCGTCGTCGGTGAGGCGATGATAGATCGAGTCCTCTTTGCGCTCGGCGAGACCGAGCTCGCGCAACAGCGTGAATTCGGTGCGGCCGAACCGCACCGTGGACTGCTTCAGCTTCTCGCTGACCGCCCTGCATATCGGATGAAACGAGATCGAGACCAGCGCGGCCTGCGCCGCATTCGGAAGATCCTCGATCTCGATATGACGCCGCGCGGGCTTGATCGGCTTCGCAGGTGCCGGCAGCCCCATGGCTGCGGCATCCATCGCGCGGATCTGCGCATCGCTCATGCGCGCCAGTTGTGAAACAGAAATTCGGATCGCCGGATAATGGGACATGACGCAACTCCACAACGCTACGGGACAAACGGCGACGGCCGGTCGCACTCGACATGCGCCGGCCGTCTCTTCAGTAAATGTTGAGCTTATGGTTTCACGACCGGCTCCCGGCGCGAACATGGCGCGGCCCGGTCCTATGTCATGGCGGCCTCCGTTCTTGTGAATCGAAATCGCTGAAGAAAAATCGCGGCCGACCAGGTACGCCGGAGCATTCGACATTCTCCCCGATCCGACCGGCCGCGTTGCGCGAGTAGCCTCCGGCTGTGCGCGAAAGAATGCAGCAGCAAGCAGACCCTCGTGGGGAGGATTCATCCCCTCTGCCTGCTGCTGTGGTGAGGCGTTACGCAACGCGGTCACCGGAAGGTTGAGTTAGGTGATTGCGTTCGCCCTCGTAGGCCTCACGCTCTGCCATTTCGATGGAGTAGACGCTGTCATCGAACCGGATTGGTTCGTCGTCCGACAGCATTATCGGATGCACCAACATCTTGGAACCATGACCGAATGGCCACATGATCCGCCCGGGGTGCTTGGCCTCATAGTCGCGCGCGATCTCGACCAGAATTTCGTTAATCGCTTGCAGATGCTTTTGATCGACTTCGACCGCGACCGGGAACGAGATTTCGATGCAGACGATTTCACGCATCCTGACGATCCTCATTCTTTGCTCGCGCCGCCTTCTCTTCTTCGGTCTCACGGCGGCAGGTCCCGATCTCGACCGGCGCTTTGCCGCTCGGAAGCAGATCGCGTTCACGGCATGTGTAGGCGGTCGGATCATTCTCTCTGCAAAGGATGTAGGTGATCGTACGGCTACCGACCTGCTTCATGAAGGGCCGGGGTTCGCCCAGGAGATCGGCCATCGCATCGTCCGGCGAAAAACCGGCCGGTACCGCGACCAGTACAATCAGTTCTTCCGGAAAGTGTCCGACGGCTCGGTTACGCCGCACCTTCACCACATCGCCGCGTTTGAACTTGGCATCGTGGCATGCTGGCGTTTCGCCGCGCTGCCCTTCGATGCGATGGATCTGGCCGCCGCCGATCAGGAAGGCTTCGCTCATCACGCCTCTCCCCAACCTTTGGCGCGGGAGACGGCGGCGTATAGGTCCCCGATGCCGTCGAATACCGGATGCGGCTCGTCATTCGCTGCAGCCTTTTCGATCCTGGCATGGAGACCAGCCAAGACGCGCTCTGCGGCTGCCAGCAGGGCATCGTGCGCGTTGACGGCGGTGACGAAGCGCTGCGCGATCTCAGGCGTGATGCAGAGCGCGACAACCTGATTGCTATGGCCGTCGCCCTGTAGGACTTCGCGCTTGTCTCCGATCGAAATCCTGGAAATGAAAAGCTTTGGCTTCAGGTCCTTCCGGTGCGGATGCCGGAAGTATTCCTCGATGCGAGGATAGAGCATCTTATCGATACCGACCGCTTTGGTTGTCGTCAGCGGCAAGGTCTTCGCCATCACTCGCCCCCGATCAGCAGCACGACCAGAACCGCGACGCAGAACGCCATCATCGCGACCCCTGCCATCACGGCGAAATAGGAAGCCCGGTCGAGGAAGGCTGGAATCTCATGGCGAAAGCTTCTGGCGAGGCGCATGGGATTCACGCTCCAGTGGAAAGGCGGTCGAGCACGCGGTCACGCTCGGTCTCGATATGTTCGATGTTCTCGCAATAGCCTCGGCGCTCCGCCTCGCTCTTTGCCTGCGCGGCATCGCGTGAGTTCTCATCGATCGCGGCATCAAGCTTGGCGAGATATTCCTCGTCGTCCTGGCGCTGGATGATCTGGCCCAAGGCTGCCGCGTTCACGCCACCGCTCGCGATCCGCAAGCCGCCGATAAGCTTCCATGTCAGCGGCGAGGCTTCCTCGCCCGTGAAAATCCGAAGGCCGCCGCCGCGCTTGGTCAGGCGGACGATTAGCCCTGCCTGCTGAAGCCGCTTGCTGGCGACAATGGTCTGAATGCGCGCTGGCTGGGCCATCGGCGGTCTCCGTTCACGCTCCGTTAGAAAGGTGGTATTCTCCACCCCGCACAACCGCCCGGAGAGGCAGGGACAGGGGTAAGGAAGGGAGGGGTCTGCCATGATCAGAATGGCCGGAATATTTGCCTGCGCGCTGGCGCTGGTAGGATGCAATCAGACGACGGGGTCGGGGCAGCAGGCCTCGGGCGGCGATCCGATGCCGCCGAACTATCGAGAGCAGGTCGCCGCCGAGGTGCGGAAGACCTTCTTCGATCCGTATACTGTTCGGGATGCCCAGATTTCGGCACCGATCCCTGGCGTCTCTTTCTTGGGTGCCATGAACAGCGTTTGCGTTCGGGCCAATGCCAAGAACCGGATGGGTGGCTACACCGGTGCCAAGGATACCGTTTTCGTGTTTCGCGGTGGCGTGATCACCACGGCCGATCAGCAATATGCTGGAATGATCTGCTCGACCGCCGCCTACGAGCCCTTCCCGGAAATAGAGGAAAGCTACCGGCCGCCGTCCACCGCGCCCGCCAAGCGGCGCGGCTAGGGCTTCACGTGAAGCATCGGCGTAAACGACCATGGGGCCAACCGGATTCGAGTTGGCTCCATCCTTAAGACAATATGTCTTAGTCTGTCAAGACAAAATGTCTTAGATTCTATCGCCGGATTATGCCGCTTTTGGCTGGCGTCTCGGTCGACGGGGCGGCTTCGGCGCTGGATTGGTCAGTGTGGCCGGACCTCGGCCCTTGCCTGTGATCAACCAACGTTCCTCGATCCGTGTAGCCAGGCAAAAAATCTCGATATAGCGCTGCGGCAGCAGAGATCGCCCCTCGTACTTGGTGTATTTGCTTTGCTCCATCCCGAGCTGGGTCGCCATTTGCTCTTGGCTGTAACCGGCCGCGATCCGAGCGAGCCTGGTCCGGGCACAATAGTGGTCTCTGTAGTCAGTTGCGGCGGGTGCGGTTTCCATCCGCAGATTCAGGCCAAATTGTCTTCCACAGTCATGAGACACGTTGGCCTTGCCGAATAAGACAAATTGTCTTATTTCTGATTCGATGATTCTTGAGCCTAAATCGTTCAGCGACATCGTGGCCCTCTGGGCTTCACCGGCCGCCATGGCCGCAGAGATCGGTGCGCCAGTCCACGCGACGCGCAAATGGGCGCAGCGTGACCGCATTCCTGACGAGTGGTGGTCGTCGGTTCTCGCTTCGGAGAAAGCGCGCGGTGCCGGCGTCACGGCCGATCTCCTCGTTCGTCTCGCTGCCCGCCCCGAAGAGGTGCGGGCATGACGCTTTCTCTTCGCGATCGGGAATTCCAGAATTTCGGCAGAGATAGTTTCTTCGGCCGCCGGGACGACGGCCGGACTGGGCTCGTTCGTCATTACATTTCCCCCGGATGTAGTTTTGTTTCGAATGAAACCAAACTAGGGGAACCCTATTGTGCCAATCGCTCCCGTCAACGCCAAGTTGTGTCTGATCGCAGAGGCATATTGCCATCTTCACTCCGCACGCAACTGCCAGTAATATTCGCGCCGTTCGCTACAACCCAAGAATGGTCAGGCACCTACTCCCGCGCTGCAACGAAATTACCGGTTGTATCCATCCTCACTGATCCGCGCGCAGGATCAGCGCCGCAAGCGCCACGGCAGCTTCCGCATCCATCTCGATTTCGATCTTCATCCGCGCGCCTTCCGCGTATCGGCTTGCCGGGCGCGATCCGGATTTCAGTGAAGTCGTCGCCATCATCCGCAGCGATCACGGCTTCGAATTTCTTCAGCATGTCATGGGCGACGCCAAGCCAAAATGGTGGCGCGGCGTGCAGCGCGCACGGAGCCTTGGCACCTTGCGCAAGGAAGTCGCCGAGCACAATAAACGGATCGCGCAACTCGAGCTCGCAATCGACTGACCGCCTGAAGAACATTGAGATCGTGATGTTGCGGTCGCTATACGCGCGCGGCGCAACGCATGCGCCGACGGGAATCCTCCGCTGGCAGCGCAAATACGCCGTGAACCTTTGGCGTCGCGGCATCCTTCGCATCTTCAACGAACAATTGCCGCAGATCGGCTGCGCCCGCGCGCCGCTCTACATGCTGACCGTTCACGGCGCCTACATCGCCTCGTCTTTGTTTCCTGCGCCTCGAGGATCTTCAGGGGCTGGAGAAGTGGAATGATCAACCATCCGAACCGCAGCAAGAAAAAGAATGGCGCAGAGCGTGCCGTCGTCGTCACCACCCAGCGCCGCGGCGTGTTCTTCGGTTATACCGGCGACACCTCTGGCGATTCGATCAAACTGCGTGGTGCCCGCAACTGCATCTATTGGTCGTCCGACGTGAAAGGCTTCATGGGCCTTGCCGCAACCGGTCCGACCAAGTCGTGCAAGATCGGCCCGGCGGCCGACATCGATGTGCGCAACATCACGAGCGTGATGGAATGCACGGCGGAAGCGACGGCCGCCTGGGAAGCGGCACCATGGAGTCGCTGACATGCAGGCTCAACCCGCACTCCTGAACGGAGCATTGCCGGATTGGGCTAAGGGCTCTGGCGATGGCTATGGCGATGGCTATGGCTATGGCTCTGGCTATGGCTCTGGCTATGGCGATGGCGATGGCTATGGCTATAGCTATGGCGATGGCGATGGCTATGGCTATGGCGATGGCTATGGCTATGGCGATGGCTATGGCTATGGCTATGGCTATGGCGATGGCTATGGCTCCAAGGAATATTGGCTCTCCACCATTTCCTACTTCGCGAAGAAATGGACGAGCGCGCAACGCGCTCGACTTGATGCGCTTGTCGCTGAAGGCGCCAAGCTGGCTTTCTGGCGAAGCGACAAACGTGGTCTGCCGTCGAATGGTGGCGGCAAGATCGAGCCTGCCGCGCCCGGTGTTGTTCATACCGCGCCTGGTCCGATCAACCTCTGCCATCGCAATACGCTGCACGCCACACTCATCCCGCCGAAATGGAATGGCGAGCGTTGGTGGATCGTCGCCCTCGTCGGCGACGTCGTCGGCGACGAAGAGAAATACGGCTGCCTGAAGCGAGAGATCATCGGCGAGGCCCTTTAGGGCCTCGCTGCGACTACCTGTTCCCTGTTGCGTCGTGTGCGTCTTGAGAATTCACCGATTCATCGGGGGAGGGCGATATGCCCGGATTCCAGTTCAAGCTTGCGCAACACGTCACCGTGCCGATCCTCGGCGTGCCGGGTCGCGTCTACAAGCGCATCGATACCGCCGGGGCGGAGAACACCTACGCTCTCGTCTATCTCAACGATATCTGCGGCCCCACGCTCGTCGATCATCCGGTCAGCGAAAGTGACCTGATCGCCGCGCAGCCCAAGCCGGTCGATCCTGTCGACCAGGTCGTCGCGCTCGCGAAGGCCGGCAAGACCGCGCAGCTTCTGCCGCGCAACGAATTCTCCGCGCGCAAGTCCCACTCCAAAAAGCGGAGTGCAAAGCGATGATCGGCAACATGATCGCCTTCGCGCTGTTTCTCACCATCATCCTGACGGGGACCGGCATCGCCGCCATCATCGGACGCTGGGCCGCGGACGCTCACGAGAAGCGCATCCGTTCCCGCATTCACGACAATGACCACGAAATGCTCGGAGGGACACCGCTGTGATGTCCTTCCGCTGCATGCTTGCGGTGACGATCCTGCTGGCGGTGGCGGGGTTGTTCGTATGACCGACCCCGTCAATCATCCCGCCCATTACAAGGCCCCGAACGGTCTCGAAGCTATCGATGTGATCGAGGGCTTCGGGCTCGGCTTCCACCGCGGCAATGCGGTGAAATATCTCCTGCGTGCCGGCAGGAAGGATGACGCCGCCCAGGACATGCGCAAGGCCCGCTGGTACGTCGAACGGGATCTTCAGCGGATCGCAGGCGACATGGCGCGGCCATCCTCGGTGCTGGCTCAATACCGCCTCTGCTATCTCGCCACCCCTTACACGAAATATCACCTCGGCATCGAGGCCGCCTTCGTCCATGCCGCCGAGATTTCCGCGCTCCTTCTGACGACCGGCGTCCGGGTCTATTCCCCGATCGCGCATACCCATCCGCTCGCGGTCTACGGCAAGCTCGATCCGCTCGATCACTCCATCTGGCTTCCCTTCGACGAAGCCATGATGGACGCCGCCGACTGCCTGATCGTAGCCCGCATGAAGGGCTGGGACGAATCCTTCGGCGTGAAACACGAAATCGAATTCTTCGCCCGCGAGCGCAAGCCGATCATCCATATCGATCCGGTGACGATGCAGATCGTGCCGCCCATCTCGCCCTTGCAGAAAGAGGCGATGTGATGACCCGCGACCTCTTCGATCTCATGGGTGGTGACGACGCGCGCAAGCCGCATTCGCTCTCCGTTGATGACGATACCATCACCAAATCCGATCTCGCCGATTACGATCTCGCCTTCCATTACGATACCGGCAAGGCCGTTCTCGTCTCCGACACCGGAGATGAAGCCAAGGCTGTCTGGCTTCCGAAATCCCATATCGAAATCGTCAAGACCGACAAGATCGTGACCGGCACCCGCAAGGACGGCCAGGCGATGAACTGGCCGCTTGTCACCGTCACCGTTCCGGAATGGCTAGCCAAAGAGAAGGGGTTGATCTGATGACCGCCCGCGGCGCGACCGCCCAGAACATGATCCTGCGGCTCAAGCACCTGCATCAGCAGGTCCGTCCGCAAGATGCGGCTCGCAAGGAATATCTGAAATCCAGCGTCAGCCTCGACGTCTGGAAAATGATGGAAGAAGAGGCGGCCCGCTACGGCGTCACCGTCTCCGGCCTGGCTGGCCTCATCGTTACCGCTGCGATCACGCGCGGAATGACGGATTCGATTTTGCAGATGCCGATTATTTCAAACCAGGAGAACCGGAATGCGACTGATCACTGACGTTCTGCGGGATATCCGAAAAGGCCGCCCCGTCGAGGAGGCCACGCTCGCGCTCGCCGATGTCGTGCGCGCGGTCGATGAGACCGGCAAGGAGGGCTCGGTCACGATCACGCTCAAGATCAAACCCGCAAAACATGGTGGCCCGGAAAAAACCCTTGTCGCCGAAGTGAAGGCGAAGAGGCCGATCTCCGAGATCGCGCCGGCCGTCTTCTTCTCCAATGCGGAAGGCGATCTGCACCGCTACGACCCGCGCCAGGAGGAAATGAAGCTTGGCGAGGCCGGAGCCGAAGGCAAGCCCGTGATGGACGCGCGCTTCGGCTGATTTTCACAACATCCATTCAACCCAAGGACAAATTGCTATGGAAACCGAAGCTGAAGTCATCAGCGATCTCGCGCGCAAGGCCACTGCGCCGTCTACCGTCAAGGTGGGAGATGGCCGCCAATTCCTGATTGTGCCGGACGGTGCAACCGTCCGTGAAATCAGCGACGAGCACTCGCTGCAGGTAACTTTGCCGCGCTACATCAAGCAGGCGGTGACGCTGCAAACGCGGGATTCCCTCGTCGAATACGTCAACCGCTTCAAGGGCGCGGACACCGTGCTCTTCGCCGATATCGCCGCCAATGCGATCGTTGCAACCGTCGATTATCACGCCAAGGACAAGGCTGCGCATGTCGCGCATAAGGCGGTGCTGACCCTTCCGTTCTCGGAAGAGTGGGGTCTCTGGAACGCGATCTCCGGCAAGCTGAAACCGCAGCTCGAATTCGCGCGCTTCCTCGAAGAGAACGGCGCGGACGTGCAGGCGCCGGACGCGGCCGAACTTCTCGAAGCCTGCCGCGATCTGCAGGCGCACCGCAAGGTGAACTTCACGAAGGCCGTTCGCACCTCCAGCGATAACGAGAACTTCGAATATACCGACGAAACCAAGGCCACCACGAAGGCCGGCATCGAACTGCCGACCAAGTTCAAGCTTGGCCTCCCGGTCTATTTCGGCGAGCCGGACACCGAACTCTTCGCCTTCCTGCGCTGGAGACTGGACGGCGGTGCGTTGACCCTCGGAATCCAGCTTCACCGCGCCGAGCATGTCCGGCAGGCCGTCTTCAAGCAGATCGTGGCCGGCGTTGTCGAGCGCACGGGCTGCCCGGCCGTGTTCGGCAAGCTCTGAGGCGCGCGCCATGCCGCTCGAATATCATCCGCTGGCGAACCTGTTCCCGCTCATAGAGGGCGAGGAATTCGATGCGCTTGTGGCTGATATTCGGGCAAATGGCATTCACGACGCGATCGATCTCTACCAGGGCAAGATCCTCGACGGCCGCAACCGCTATCGCGCGGCGGAGGCCGCAGGCTTCGACCTCGAAAAGCGCCATTTCCGGCACTTCATGCCGGAGCTATATGGCGATCCGCTTGCCTATGTGATCTCGAAAAACCTCAACCGTCGCCATCTGGACGACCGGCAGCGGGCTTCGATCGCGGGCAAGATCGCGAATTTTCAGCAAGGTGGCGACCGGAGCAAACCGCCAATTGGCGGTTTGACCGCCGCCCAGGCGGCCGAAAAACTCAATGTGGCGCCGCGCCAAGTCGAGCGCGCCCGAACGGTGCACGAGCGCGGCGTCGCAGAGGTCCGCGACGCGCTCGATCGCGGGCATATCGCGGTCTCCGAAGCGGAGCGGATCGCTCGGCTTTCCGAGGATGAGCAGGTCGAAATCATTCGCCGACGGTTGCCTAACGGCGCCCGCGCCATCATGGGATCGCGGTTGGAGCCTGCCGACAGTCTCGATTATTTCCCGACCCCACCGTGGGCGACTCGCGCGCTGTGCGAGCACGTCCTGCCGCGGTTTATCAATTCGCGATCTGCGACCGCGTGGGAGCCGGCGGCGGGCGAAGGCCATATGGCGGAACCGCTGCGGGAATATTTCAAGGAAGTCTACGCAACCGACATCCACGACTATGGCTACGGCGATGGTGGCGTCAATTTCCTCAATCCCGGTCTGTCGGACTACGTCGCCGATTTCATCATCACAAACCCGCCGTTCGGCGACCTCACCGAAGCCTTCGTGTTGCGCGCGCTCAAAGTCGCGCGCGTCGGCGTCGCGATGTTTGTGCGACTGCAATGGCTGGAAAGCGTCGGGCGCTACGAGACAATCTTCCGCGACCATCCGCCATCGTTGATCGCGTTCTTTGCCGAGCGCGTTCCGTTGTGCAAGGGCCGCTACGATCCGGAAGGATCAACCGCGACAGCTTATATCTGGCTGGTATGGCGTAAGGGGTTTCAGCCTTCGCCACCGATGTGGATTCCGCCCGGTCAATGCAAGGCCTTGACCTTGCCGGACGACGCCGAACGTTTCACGCAACACCCGGTCGCGCCCAAGCAGCACGTTTATTGCGATGAGCCCTTCGACGTTGAGACCGGAGAAATTCCCTTGACGCAGCCTGTCCCGGCCGCGCCAGAGCCCGTATCCGAATCTGACCTCGCACAGGCTCCGGATGCGGGCTCACCCATCATCGAAAACGAGACGACACCGCCCCCCGAAACCGTCGCCTCGTCAGAGCCCGCGCCTGAAGATGCCCCCAGCCCCGCAGGTGCGGGCTCGTCCTTCAATGACGAGCATCTGGAAATCCCGCCATTCCTGAAACGGCAGGCGGAGGTTGCGGCGTGAGTGCATCCCGCATCGAAAGCCTCGCCGAAAACGTCACCCTCTATCTCGGTGACTGCCGGGAGATTCTGCCAACCCTCGGCAAGGTCGATGCTGTGGTGACCGATCCGCCGTATGGAATCAATGCCGCGCGCACGCGCAAGAGCCAAAAGGACGGCTGGCGCGACTATGATGCGCCGGGCTGGGATCGCGAACGGCCACCGGCAGATCTGATCGCCGCTATTGTTGGCGCTGGCAAACATGCCGTTGTCTGGGGCGGCAATTATTTCACGGATGTACTGCCACCTTCGAGCAAATGGCTATCGTGGGACAAGGGCCAGACGGATTTCTCGCTTGCTGACTTCGAACTAGCTTGGTGCTCGTTTGATGGTGCCGCGCGGCGGATCACCGTGTCGCGCTCGCTTGCGATGCGGGACGGCAAGGAGCATCCGACGCAGAAGTCTCTCGACGTCATGCGCTGGTGCATCGAGCAGGTACCCCCCCCTGCGACTCTGATCCTCGACCCCTTCATGGGCTCCGGCACCACAGGTGTTGCCGCCGTCAAGCTCGGCAGGAAGTTCATCGGCATCGAGATCGAAGAGAAATATTTCGACATTGCCTGTCGAAGAATCTCCGAAGCTCTTCGCCAGCCCGACATGTTCATCGAAAAGCCCAAGCCTCTGAAGCAGGAGACGCTTGAGCTATGAAGGCCCCTCCGATCACTCCTGCACCCGATCCCCGCTGGCCCGTCGCCTATGCGATCTGCGCTGCGCTTTATCGAGACGGCTGCGCCTGCGAATTCACGAAGAAAGAGCCTTGCGATCGCATGACGCTCGCTGCTTGCCGTGCCGAAGAGATCATCGAAAAGGGGAGGGTGAGCGCGTGAACACGCATCGTCTCTGGACCAAGGATGAGATCGCCACGCTGCGTAGACTCTACCAGGAACGCAAATCCTGGGAGGATATGGCCGAGATCCTCGGCCGCACATCATGGACCTGCCGGTCGAAGATGCACGATCTTATCGCAAGCCATCCTTATCGCCACGGCGGCCGTAAGAGCGCGAGAATCGAAACTTGCCACACCATCGTCATCCCCGATCACATTCTCGCCGATCGCGATGCGCGCTATGAGGCCTCCTATCGGCGCACGCAGACGCAGGAATTCTTCGGTGATCCGCCGCCCGGCTATTCGGCGCTCGATCGCAAGCGGCAGGCGGAGGCGCAACCACGGTGAACGCGCCGCTCAAAACACACGATGTCATCACACTCAAAATCCCGCTGTCGCGCGATGTCTACAAGCGCGTGATCGAGGAGGCGGAGTTTCTGAAGATTCCTCCGGGCGAGATGGTCAATCGCATGTTGCGCGCCGTATTCGAGAGCGGCGATCTCATCCCGCTTAACACGCTCCGTTTCATCGTCTGTGCTGCCGCCTATTGTTCTGTTGCGTCCATGCGTCAAACCGAAACCCTGAAATCAGAAGAATAGACGGGGACGTGATGTCTGCGAACAAGATCCAGCGGCTAAAGACACGCCGTGCGCTGCATGTCGCCTTCGACGGGAAGTGCTTTTATTGCGGCACGCGCCTTGCGTGGGAAGGCCCTCCGAACCACAAAGGCCGCCAGTGGCTTGAGGTGGGCGTCTCGACGGCCATGGATATCGAGCACAAGGTGCCGATCATCCGAGGCGGTGATCATTCGGTCGCCAACGTGGTCGCGTCCTGCAAGTCGTGCAATGCGGAAAAGCGCCTTCGGACCGCAGAAGAATATCGGCTGCTGTTGGGGCTGCGCCGCCGCGCGATGCCGCATCGCTTTGCCGGTGAGGCACCTCCGCCCAAGCGAGACTATCTGGTTGTGGTGTCGCCGGAAGCTATACTGGCGCTCGTCGCGCACAACCGCACCACGCGCAGGAGCCGATCGCGCTGGGATGCTCACGGCTTGCGGAAGACCGCGCTGCGATGATCATCCGCCGCAAGCATACGGCTAATTTCACCACAATCGGCAACGCGCTGCTTAACGACAAGCGGCTCAAGGCCGACGAGGTCGGGATTCTGGTCTATCTGCTGTCGCAGCCCCATGATTGGGAGGTGCGCCGGCCCGCGCTCGCGCGGCGCTGGGACATTGGTCGCGACGGCATCAAGCGGATTATGCTCAACCTGATCTGTACGGGCTGGATCGTGGCGCGCAAGACGCGCCTGCCGAACGGCACCTTCTTCACCGTTTACGAAGTCCGGGACGAACCGGGCCCATCTCTTTCGATTGACGAAGCCAAGGCGGCTACGTCGCTGGTGTCCAGCGATGCCGATCCTGCGGATTCCGAGAACGACGGCGATGAGCCTCAAGCCGCCGAACCAGGGCGGCCAACCGACCCTCCAGATACGGGTCAGCCAGATACGGGTGAGCCAGATACGGCAAACCCGTCGTGGCCCTATAAGAATCTACAAAATACTGATTCAGAAAAAACTGAATCACCCAATCGTGTGCGCGCGTTTGAGCGGGTTTTGGCGGGATGGCCACCCGACCACGTTCTGAGCTCGGTCGCAGCCGGAACGGCATTCGCAGGGCTAACCGATGGCAATGCCAAGGCATGCGAACAAGGCGTGAAGCCCTATCTCGAGGACTGCCGGGCTCAAAGCCGCAAGGTCTGCGATCTCACGACCTACATCCGCGAAATGCGATGGGAGCGCTTGCTGGCGAAGGCAAAGCCAGCGCTCGTCTCGATCAAACCGATGTCGATCGAGTTTCATCGCTGGCGCGAATACCGCGTGGCGACCGGCGATCAGGCTTCCGTTCGAGTGCTGGACATGATGGCCAAGATGGGCCGCGACATCACCGTGCCATCGCAATGGCCGCCGGGTTTGCCACCGAAGGCGGATTCCTCCGCCGCCTAA